CGCTCAAATTCAAGATTGTTTGCTTTAATTTGCTTAATCTTTGGGCCAATCGCCATAGCTTTAGCGTGAGCAGTATCTTTCTTAGCGCGCTCTACTTCAATCATTGCTTTCTCTTCCGAAACATCAATAGATTGTTTACAAGTAGGACACTCATCAGAAATTCGTTCTAATTTATCCAAAGTTCGTTGAGCACCCGTAGCGACTGCTTGCAAAGAGCCTAATTCTGACTGTAATTCGTCATAGGATTCATACTGTGTAATAGTAGAACCCTGGATAGATGCAATATCTATCTGCTCTAGCATCTTTTTGTATTGATTATTGGTAGAGATTTTTTTATTTTTTTCGGAAATATTTTCAATTTCTATCGTCAAAGAGCTTAAAGACTTCTGATCTTCCGATGTATCAATTTGTAAATCCAACATGGGTAGTATATTGGTATTACTCAATTTATTATCTTCTAACCACTTTTCAACTGTTGCAAGTTTCCCTGCTATCGTAGAAGATACTGATGTTACTTCCCTAGAGGCGCTTTTAAATATTTCAAACAACTCAACGTACTTCTCCAAGTGCAATAGATCAATAAGAAACTTCTTACGATTTGCATCGGTAGCAGTCAAGAACTGTAAGCTCGCATTAGTATTTTGATATACTAACTGCGAGAAGGTTTTAAAGTCTACTCCAAGAACTTCCTGCAAAGTTTTATAGGTATTAGTAGCCGTATGGCTAGATATATCAGTACCATTCTTTTCCAGTTTTACTTTAATGTTTGTTTTTCTATTGATTGTAATTGCATACTTATCCTCATCTTTAGTAAAAGAAAGATAAATATTGTATCCGTCATTGATATAACGATTAGGAATGTCTGCTTTCTTAATACCTTTAGAGTTCTTGTTATACAGAGCTTCCTCAATAATTAACGGTATGGAGGACTTCCCCATACCGTTAGTGCCAAGGATTTGTGTAACAGTATTATCATCTAATTGTAATTCATTACCAGAACCATAACTAAAGCAGTTATCCCATTTCAACGTTTGTAGTGTAATCATTGTATGTTCCTATGATGTCTGGTATTTTATCAGTATTAATTTCAAGTATGTAGGTTAAGTACTCTGCTAGCTCGTCTTGTACGGACATATCTTTATCCATTATCAAGGAGGCTTCTGACTTTCGTACTACTACTTTCTTATCTAGCAGCTCTGAGTTCTTTACGTTTGCTAAATCTTGTATGTCGCCTTCTACTTCGTATATCGTGTGATCAAAATCAGTAGGTAACATATCGGCTTCGTCTGTTACTGTCTTTCTTATAAGTTGTGGTAGATTAAATTCTTCCCACATCCAGCTCCAGTCTCTTTCGTTAATTAGCAAATATCCAGTTTTTACCTTGCTTCTATGAAAGGATGTGGTCATAGGACTGCCTGGATATACTATATTTTTTTGTGTGTTACTGTGAGAGTGCAAGTCTCCTGCAAACACAACAGGGAAGTCTTCAAACAAGTCTAAGTCAACTTCCGGTTTTACGTGCGGTGGTATCTCTCCTCGAACGTGAGTAAATAAAGGCTGCGTCGTATCAAAGTGATCAATGCTACCCTTCTTGTGTAGATCTGCATAAGGCAGTATGCCATAGCCTAAATCTGCGTCAATGTAGGATATATCTACTACATTGATAAGAGGGTTAATATCTCTGGAAACTTGCTTTAGCTGAGTAAAGAATGTTTTGTTCTTCTTAGTAGCTTCATGGTTTCCATCATAGATAATTGTTGGAATCGTTACTCCACGAATAAATCTGAAGTAAAGTTCCAACTCTTCCATATTCGGAAGACGATCAAAGAGATCGCCTCCGATTATGTGCATATTACATTCTTTTTCTAGTGCATACACTTGGTCAAAGAACATTTGATAACGGTTTGTAGCCCACTTAACTGGGACATTTTTCTGTCCCAGTTTGATGTGCCAATCAGCCGTAAATAATATCATCCTACGTTGAACTCAGCATCAAGTGCTTCGTCATCAGTCTCGTTACCATGGTTACGAACACGATCTAACAGCTCTTTCTGAGCGTCAGCAGTTGGACGAGGCATAACGTCATCCATAGACTTCAGATCAGCAATAGAAGCAAGTTCGTCTTCGGTAAGAGCACGAGGCTTGCACTTCAATGCTTGGAGTTGGTACTCTACGTTGTAAGGTAGTGGGCCAGTCTTAACACGCTTGAAAGAAATATCCCAACCAGTGTTAACATCAGTAGGGTCACCTAAGTCTTCTGCTGCAGTGATGATTTGCTCCCACAACTTCTTTTTAAGGTTTGCTACTTTGACTTTGCCGTCGCTTGGGTCAATTACTTGACAAGCGTAGCTCCAGCCGCATTTCAGATCAGGATAGTACTCTCGTACCCAGTCTTGTTCTTTGTTATTGAATCGCTCAGAGTTTCTATCAAAAGATAGACACTCCATAGGAATGTTTTTGTCGTTCTCACCGTTAATCCAGTATACATAACGTGCAAGAATGTCGCCAACTACGCGCATTTTGTTGTCACCGTCTTTGTACTGAAAAGTTGAGATTGAGGATTTTTGGGCTCCGCCCGTCTGCTTGTTAAATGATAATGCCATTAGTGTATAGTCTCCAGTGTGACTTCTTCATAGATTAACGTTATTTCGTCTTGTAGTACTATGAGTAGCCTGTTGTCTTTGATTTCGTCAAGAGGCACAGGACAATGCAGTGCGTCTAACGTAGTTTTTTGTGTAGCTATATAGTCTGCCGTACTTCGTAAAGAAGCTAAGGCATAGTAAATAGCCAGTTCTTTTTGTGTATACTTATATGCGTGGTGTAAAAGAAATTCTCCATGTAAAAGAAAACTATCTCCCGTAAAGTCTTTACCGGAGTATTTATAAATAGGGTCAAACTTGTTGCGAGGTACTTGTTGCTTTATTAGCATTTCCATTATCGTGGTGCAAGTCGCAATATTCCCGTTTGCCGTATCAAAAACCTTTTTCCAATCAAATAAGAGCATAATTATACTATCTTTTAACCAAGTTGTCAAGAATTATTTTTTTAAAGGTATTTCATGTTCCAACCTTGTTTCATATAGAACCCAACACGATTGGAGGCTTGTTTTCGAGCCGTATTACCTCTCAAGTGTATGTCTATTATAACAGGATCTATTTTACCTTCCTTTTTGCGAATCACTCGTCCCACAAGTTGCGTGAGTAGTGGTTCATTATTCACAGGCGTAGCAAGTATTAAGCAGCTTAGTGTGTCAACTGATATACCTTCTGAGAAAATTGCCTGCGTTCCGTAGAGAACATTTGCATCCCCGTAGAGTATTTCATCTACGAGTGTCTCTCTATCTTCATGAGAAACATCGCCTGTTACACATACTGCTTTATCTCCAGTAAGTTCTGCACAGGCTTTAAGAAAACTCACTCTGTCACTTACTACTAGAACTTTATGCCCCTTTGCGGCGTAGGCCGCAGCAAGCATTGCTATTGTATGTCTGTATTCTTCATCATTAGATAGAGCTGATACTCTGTTTGCCCAAGGTATTCTAGCACCATCCATAAACCTTATTTCAGAATGCACTAGATGTATCTCGGGGGTCATATAGTTTTCTTTGGGCGGCTTGAAGAGAGTGTTACCAAAGTAATCTCTGAATACAACGTGTTTTCCGTCCTTTCTTTCTATAGTTCCTGATAGTCCGATCTTATATCGGCAATAGTTTGTATCGAGAATTTTACTAAAGGTCGGACTACTAACATGGTGCATTTCATCTAATATGATAGTGCCAAACTCTTTACGAATCTTGTCTATGTTTCGGTACAAACTCTGTGTATTCCCAATAACGATAGGAGCATCAAGTTCAAATCTTCCACTTCCAATGATTCCAGCTGTGATTCCAAATACTTTTTCTACTTCCTTAGCCCACTGATTACGCAAAGCGACAGTATGGGTAACAACAAGTGTTTTTTGACCTAATTTACCTGCGATTGCAAGACCTGTAAAAGTCTTTCCCCAACTGACCCATGCGTTGATTATAGCGTTGTCTTCGATTGCGTCATATACGTCTTGCTGACTCTTTCGTAGCTCAAACTTAAACTCAGGAAAGTCCACAGGCTTATTAATCCGCCGATCAACAATTTCATAGTGCTCAGGGATCAAATCCGTGCGCCCTATAGGTAAGGATACGAGGCCATTACGAATAATGCCCATATTCTTGATCATCTCAGGCGGATCTAAAGGATTGTGCGTAGGGATAGCATAGGTAAGCTCTTTATCGATCTTATCCTGCAATTCAGCGGTGCAATCCATGTAAATTCTGTGGCTTATAACTGCTTTCATAGGTTTAATTCATTTTTTGCTATAATATAGTTTTTAACAAAGTCACTTCGTACAATATCTTCTACTTCAAACTCAATAAAGTCGAAATCACCCATACGCTTTAGGACTTGCATAAAATCCTGCAGCCCATTCTGTTTAAGATCAGCCTGTCGAAAGTCTCCGCAGAAAATAACTCTACAATTACGTCCCATACGGGTTATAATTGAATCTAATTCGTGGAATGACATATTCTGACACTCGTCAATAAGAACTACTGCATCTTTGAGCGTAATACCTCGAATAAACGAAGTTGTCATAAAATGTACTAGACTTTTCTGCTTTAGTATCTCATAAGCATCCCCTCTGCCGAACAGTTCGATAGCAATTTCTCTATAGGGCTCTTCGTATACTGAGGACTTCTCTTTCTCCGTGCCAGGAAGAAAACCAATATCTCTTGTAGGCACAGCACTACGAATAATTACTAGCTGTTCGTAGTTCTGCTTAGACATATCGTCAAATGCTAAGTAACTCGATATGAACGTCTTACCTGTTCCTGCTAAACCATGCAAAATCAGGTGTTTATTAGAATCAAAAGCTCTAAGTTGGTTTCTGGTTAAGGGTTCAATCTCTAGTAGTTCGAGACTAGCGCCGGCCAGCGTTCTTCGTTTTTTAGCCATAATTTATACTTTTTTTCTGGTATCTTTGAGTTTCGTTTCTGAATACTCGTAAAGCACCCATGGCAGCCCATGCAAGTGCAGAACCCCAGCCCAAGTATATCCATCCTCGGGAGGGCGTGGTACGGTAAAAGGACTGTTATGACCCCTTATCCATATTAGTGAGGCAGTATCTTTCTGCTGCACTTTCTTAATTTTCAAGTACTTTAACTGCGCAAAGCGTCGTTTTTCGTACATAAAAGGTTTACCGGCATTATCTATAAAATGTCTAGTACGTTGCTTTAGTATCCCATTGTACGAAGAAATCATTTTCTTTAAAGGGAAAAGGTCTTTATGAGGTGTCTGCATACGCCTAGCACCTAAAGTTTTTCCTTCTTGGTTTTTATCGTCTAGTACCTGATCTTCAATCAGAAGTAAACCATCCTGTATTTCCCAAAGTCCCGAAGGCAATAAGAATACAGGATACTCTACAATTTTTCTGATATTATGATATGTGATCACCATACATTTTCTCGAATTTGCCGCCTGAGTAGTCCTGGTGGACGATTTCAAAGTCACAACCAACTGGAGTACCGGGAATAGATAAACCTCTGTCCATCTGAACAAAATGTGCGAGTTTAACCATGTACTCATCTACTTCTTCATCTGGTACTTCTGCTAGAATAGAATCGTGTACAAGTGCAAAGATACGTGCTTTCTTACCATTTGCTTTAATCCACGAGTTCATGTCAATAGCGCCTAATAAGTTAATATCAGAAGCAACAGACTGCACCAGAAAATTAAGACCAGACCTAACGCTATGGCTCTGGATGCCTTTGTCTGTCGATGCGACATTGGGTAATCTCCTTTTTCTACCGAAGTAGCTGTAAATAAATCCATTTTGCATAATGAACTTTTGGTTTTCTTCAATCCACGACTTCAGTCTATGGAACTCTTTAAAATAGTCCTCAATTACTTCTTGTGCATCCTGTCGAGAGAAAGGCTTACCACTATCCTTAGTAACTTGTTCACTAATCTTATTTGCACCAGCACCGTACATAATACCAAAGGTTACTGCTTTAGCAGCCTGTCTTTGCATACTATATAGCTCTGCCACTTCACTAACATCACAGGGCAGTTTAAATACTTTATGTGCAATTGCTGAGTGT